ATATTAGTATCTTGAGTATTGTTTGTATTAAACACAGTTCCAAAAGTTGAATTTAATCCGTCTATATGTATGTTAAACGCATCGATTGATAACAACAATGGTAAAACATTTGTAATATTCGTAATTTGTTGGTCTTGAGTTCCATTCTTTGTTAGATAATACTTGATAAAGTTGAATTTAATGTTATTTTATAATTATCAAAAGTATTAGTTTGCACATAGCTTGGTATCGTATTAATTATATTATCTATATTAGTAATAATAGTTCCAAGGGTAGAATTAATCGACCCCGTATAATTATTAAAAGTATTAGTTTGTAAATAACTTGGTAATGTGCTTTCAATACTGTCTAATCGTGAGTTTTGTGTAATATCAAGATTATATAAATTAGTTAAGAAATTGATACACAAACTGATTATAAGTATTAAAACTGGGTATAGATAAGTAATTATTTATCGTGTTGTTAAACGAAGCAGTTGGAAGCAGACTACCTATAGTGTTTTGTAATCGAACTTATAGAATTATTTTGATTATTATTTACAGAAATAATACTATTTAATGTTAATGATACATTAGAAGTATAATTATTAAAATCAGATACTAACAAATGATTAGCTATTGTTGTATTAAATTCGTGTGTCTGTAAAAATGATAAAATAGTATTACCAAGATTATTTAATAAAGTGTTTTGATTTTCATTCGTTGTTATTATATTTGGTAATGTAATATTTTGAAAATCAGAAAAAGTAGAAGACAATACATATTGATTACGGAGATTAAATCTAATGGATTGGTCTGACATCTTTGATATTGATATTGATTCACTACCTGTCAAGGGGTAGCTTTCTTCTACCCCATCAAAGGCGTAATAATACGGAGAAATATAATGAGGTGCTTAAGTTAGGTATTGGCAGACTAATGCTTAACCCTTGGGCTCTAACTTGAGAACCAAAATTTAAAATTTGTCCTGTTGTGATACGAATGTTTTGTATCATTGAAACATTACTGGTTGCCTGTTGTAATCCCGCTAATGCTATTGCTTGAACACTGTTAATTTTATCTATTAAACTCATAAATAATATTAATATATTTAAGAAAATAATCTATCAATATTAAATGTTAGCGAGGTATAAAACTGGCGGGTTGTATAAACTGGCGGGCGGGGGTTATACAAGTTGAGCCGCTGGCGGATTCTTGGGATTCGCTAAAATATATTTCGCTATTTTTATAAATATTATTATTTTCTAATATAAATTATATCTTATGGAACCAGTTCATATTTATTTGAATCTTGATGTTGTTAATAATTCAACCACGAATGCACAACCTTTAGTATTTAACGAAACAAGGAATATGCCATTTTTAACTAATAGTCAGAATTATTTCTGTTCCGTTGTTAGATTTACTTTGCAGACATCTAATAGTCTACCAGTATTTATTCCAGATATTTTAACTGGGACAGGATGATGTATGATAAAACTGTTTATGCTATAAGTATGTCATTAACTAAATATACACGAGATGGTAGCGGGACTATTACGTCAGACACATTTGGTGCTAGTAAATATATAGATTATAAATCTTTAGATTTTACACAGCCCGAACCAGCACCGCCTTTAACAAGAGTGGATACCAGTTCAACATACTATTTCATTTATAATATTAACGACTGGGTTGATATGGTAAATGATGCTTTTAAAGTATTAACCCTTGATATTATTCAGAAATTCCTAGATGCAGGAAAACCAGTATCCTTTGAGAAACCATTTATAACATACGATATATCAAGCGGATTATTTACCATACACTCTGATAATTCAATGGATGCTATTGGTAGTTCTGGAAACTATGATATGAAGATTGCTTTTAATTCAAGACTATATAATATACTTCCATTTAGTGCTAAATTAGAACGTTTCCTGCCATTAGGAGCACCATTCCCTGATACAACTTATATATTAAATCTATTTAATAAATCTGATTCAAATGTTAGTGTTATTTATTCTAGTAGTGGAACTGCCGAGAGGTATATCATTTTACAGACTGAAGTTCTCACCATTACCAATTTTAAACCCTATAAGAAACATTTATTTTACAACAAATACATTACCCATACAACCTGACACAGCAATACGAAACTGAACCAAGACACTTACAAAATTAACGTATTGCTACGCCCACCTCAGCGTTACGAATTGTGATCAGCAATACGAATTCGTAACGTTACAGTATGTTGCAACTGTTCACCGTGAACAGTCAAGCGGCAAAAGCCAGTGGTAGCCTGGAGCAGTAGTGCGGCTGTACTAGGTGATGGGGGCGCGGTACCCCCCAAGAAATGTGAGGCCAATTTTGATCGAAAATAAGCCCCCTAGTATTTATACCTACCAGTCAAGAGAATTAACAATAGCGCGTCCAATGGCTTCAGTGCAATAGCTTTTAATTCATCATGCGTGGCATTGCTTTTAAGTCGTATTTGCTCTTTGACTAATAATCCATACATTTCCTTTTACGTAGCCTTTAGTTGGATCAATGCGATCCAGAGAAGGACTGTTAGGAAGAGTGGTACTGTTTAACTTGCTGCGACTAAGTAGACCATTCAAGAGGCGAGTTTTGGAAGTAGGGAGCAATTCGAAGTAGATCAAAGGATCTAATGAATTCAAGATCAAGATCAAATGGCAAGATTTTTTTTCTTAGCACGTTGACTTTTAGCTTGATTGAACATTTCAGTTTGTTAGTGCTTGATCACGGGATTGTCCATCCTGAATTTGCTGCTTTTACATTGTTTTGACACGGTTTGCTACATGCTGGTCGAAGTCCTATCTTTTGACTTGCACGCATGCTTGACTAAATTCGCCGAACGTTTTTTAGCAATTCCGCATCAAGAGCATTGTTTTTGCTGAGCTTCCATGCGAGGCAAGCAATTGTTACAAAGCTTAACCAGCAAAAAGCTAATAGCCACACGCTGAATCAAGCCCTCGTAGAGGGCGCAGATGAAGCGTTCTCCTCCTGGCTAACTAATGAAGGCGCACAAGCGCCGTAATGATGAACAAAGAGGCTAACGATGACAATATTCGCGCATTCTCCTTTCCATCGCTTTTTCATCAAGCACAAGGCGGCCCCGAAGGCCGCCGTTTCAGTTTTAAAGATAGTAATTTCCTAAAAAAGCTTGTCCCTGCCTGCTGCGTATACGATGCCCGAACCATCACATAGGGTCTGGTTCAGCCTTTTGATTTTCGCCACTAGATGGTAGCTCCGCCCTTGGGGGCTCCGCCGAGAGGAGAGCGCCGTGGCTCGTCTAGCCTTTTTTCTTGTTCTCCACTCCGCCTTTGGGGCTCCGTTAGAGGAGAGGCGCTCGGGAGGAGCTAGACAGCGGAGCGTCTTGCAATCTCCACTCAGGAAATTAAGCGTGTGCTGCGCTTACGCATATCGTAAATGATGTGTCAAGCTTTGTCAACCATGGCAAAAGCCTTGCTATCACTAGAAAAGGCCAAAAACAGCCATTAAAACCATGAAAAAATTAGCTGTCTTCTTAATATTGTTTTTAGAATTGGCAATGGAAAAGGGGAGAATGTATTAAAAACTACGGCTTCAATTGTTGATAACCACTAGCGTTGATTAATCTCTGCAAAATGACTATGTGGGGCCTTCCAGAACGTCAACCATTTAACATTGGCCCTTATAAACTTTGGCCATGTTTTAGTAAGCCAGAGTTTCAATGGTTTGCAGCAGTCGATGGGAAGCCATATTATTTTCGCTCGTCCAATGAAGCCAAATTATTCTTCAATGATTTGCTAGCAGTGGAAGATCCTGAAGGGCTTTGCGACTGACGACAGGTTTTCTTCCAGCATTGGAAAATTTGATTACTTGCTAGCCAGCCTCGTTTAAGGTTGCTAGACTTCCACAATCGTGTCACTGTTTTTTGTGGAACAACATTTGCCTTTAAACATAGAACTGTTAAGTTCTAGTTTTGTTATTGACTCAACAAGTCCAACTGGGTTGAGATGGAAGAAAGACCATTGGAAAATGAAAGCAGGGGATATTGCTGGGTGCGTCAAAAATACTGGCCACTGCATAGTCAATTTTCTTGGCAAGCGTTTTCATGTGCATTGAATTATTTGGGCAATTTGCCATCAAAAAGATCCAGGCTTGAATACTGTGGATCATATTGATAGAAATCCCGCCAATAATTCGCCAGACGAATTTAAGACTTGCAACTTATGAAGGTCAATTGCGAAATACGCGAGATCGAGAATCTAGGTATGGACGTGGTGTAAAGAAAATAGGTAATAGATATTACGCCCGGATTAACATTAATGGCAGAGATATTTCGCTTGGTGGTTTTGCCACTCCAGAAGAAGCCTTACTCAAGGCTAAACACAGTCGCAGTCTCTATTTAAAAGAAAACGGCTTTAAGCCCCTTTATCCTGATTCTTAAGACAATGATGGTAGACGAATGAACTTTCAGCTTTTATCGCCCGCACTGGACAGAGTGCAAAGTTGGATGGATAATCCAGAGGGAAGGCTCGCGGTTAGCTGCACGGTCTTTAACGTCAAAGATTCGATGGAAGGCATGGATGGCATTGAAGCGTCTTGGCGGTTTGTTAGCCATGGCCTTCGTAATGGCGCAGGAGTTGCTGTGCATTTGTCTGATTTGCGCCCTCGTAATGCTGAAAACGGCAAAGGATTGGTTGCGAGCGGGCCTATCAGCTTTGGCAAGATTTATTCCACGCTTAATGAAATCTTGAGGCGTGGCGGCATTTATAAAAATGGTGCAGTGGTTCTACATTTGGACTACACGCATCCTGATGCCATTGAATTTGTTTCGGCATCGCGACAAGAGCTGCCGTGGGTGAAGCGTTGCCTTAATGTGGACGGAGATTTCCTGGCGAAGGCTTCGCCTGAACTCCTCGATGCCACTCTTCGTTCCATCTCTGCTGGCGACCTCTGGCTCAATAAAATTCGATACAACAAAAAGGGCGAGCGCATTAGAGCGAATGTATGCTTGGAAGTTTATCTTCCGCATCGTGGCACTTGTTTATTGCAGCACGTTAATTTGGGGCAATGTGGCATTGAAGAAATTCAAGGGGCTTTTGTCGAAGGCATGACGCAATTGTGCGAGCTACATGCTCAAACTGGCGTTGGTGACACTGGTGAATATCTTCCTCCCATTGTTGATAAACAAGTGGGGCTGGGTCTGCTGGGCCTCGCTAATTTCTTGAGCATTCATGAAATTAGTTATGCGGAGTTTGGGAAGGCATTAAAAGCTTTTAACCAAGAAGATCCAAGGGATTGGTATGAAGTGATGGATAAGCCCGTAGGTAATGCTGTGTTTGCCATTTACCAAGGGATTAGTGCTGCTGCTGAAGTGGCACGTAAAGCTGGCATGGAGCGCGCTTTTGCCATTGCTCCCACTGCATCATGCTCCTATCGCTATAAGGACAGTCGTGGCTTTACCACCACGCCTGAAATTGCTCCTCCCATTGCCCGGGAAGTAGATAGGGACTCTGGCACGTTTGGCGTGGAAAGTTTTGATTATGGCCCTGTAGAAACTGCTTCAGAAGTGGGCTGGGCAGCTTATCGCCTTGTCACAGACGAGCTTGTGCGGATGTATCAAGCTAGTGGTTTATTCCATGGTTATTCGTTTAATTCATGGAGCGATATGGTCGTTTACGACGAAGGGTTCCTGATGGATTGGCTAGAATCTCCTCAGACGAGCCTCTATTACAGCCTGCAAGTTCTGCCGGATACTCAACGGAAGGACGATGCATACGCTGCATTAGACGATGATTTTAAGAGCATGTTTGGTCTGGACGAACAGTCCGAGGCTGAAGGAGCTTCTTCATCTTGTTCTTTAGAGGCTGGATTCTGCGCCGCATGCGCTGAATGACAAAGAAAAAGGGGGCATGAGCCCCCTTTCTATTCTTCTTTTCCATTGAACAATAGTACGACAATGACTACCGCGATTAAGAGCCCCTATCTTTCCATGATTGCCAAGAAACGTCCGTGGCAGGCTGTGCCCGTAGGGAAGGGCAAATTAAAAGCTGGTGGTGAGGATACCATTTATTCTCTTCTTGCATTGCGGCATTTAGAACTACCTGTGAAGGACTTTCTGGAGCAGGGGCTGGCTAAAGATTTGCCCTCGACGCCTGGTGTGGTTGAAGCTTTGCAGCACAATCAGCAAGATGAACAACGGCACGATGAGGCTTTGAACTATGTGGCGGCTGCTCATGGCATCAATGAAAAGGCTGAAAAGGAAGTGGGCAATATTTTGAAGGCATGGCAAGAGCATCCCGCCCATCCGATTTTAAAAGCAGCAATTTTAGAGAGAAGTATTTTCTTCGTTGCATTGCCCTTTTTCCGTTTTAATGGCGACATTGGCATTCGCACGGTGGCTGCTGATATTAGTCGTGATGAGATTACGCACGTTGGCGTGCATAGTTTGGTGGCACGAGAACTAGGCGAAACTGCTGGCAAAAGCCTGGACAAGCTTCGTCGCGCTACGGCGTTATGGGCCTTTGATGCATTGGGAACCAGTGAAGATAAATGGTTAAATAAAGACTTCTGGCTGCGACAAAGTGACAGTCTGTTTGAGAAGGGCAAGGCAGAGGAGCTGAATGATACACAGCGCAGTCGGATGCCAGCCTTTTTTGAGGCAGCCAATTACGACCTGCCATCTTACGGGCGTTAAAACGCTGCTAATATTGGGCAATGGTCAGTTCTGAGGTCCACCGTTGGTAGTGGAGTGCCTTTCCTGACCTTGGGAAGCTAAGACAGCGTTAGGCCTTGGAGCCTAGAAGAGCTAGGTGCAATTCCTGGCTTTCTCATTTCAGCAATCTAAGTTTGACTAATTTATGCAGCCGCGTATTTATACATACAAGATTACTTTTGCAGAAATTCCGCATTGGTACTGGGGCGTGCACAAGGAAATCAAATACAATGATGGATACATGGGGTCGCCAGTGACACACGCTTGGATGTGGAATTTTTACACTCCCAAGATGCAAATAGTGGAAGTCTTTTCGTATTCAGATGAAGGATGGAGGGAAGCTTGCTCTGTGGAGCAGCGAATTATTCTGCATGATCTAAATAATGCATTATGCCTAAACGAAAGAGCGGGTTCGATCAAGTCGCTAAGTGTTATTCGTAGCGGAGCGAAAAAGGAGGCGATATGATTTACAGAAATAAAATAGGCATTCATGGTAGAACAGCAGAGCAAATGTCGCTTGATGCCAGAAAGGGAGACAAAAGGCAAGGAGGATTAGCTGCTAAAAGTAAAAAATTAGGTATTCATGGCAGGTCAAAAGAACAAATACAAAAAGACAGCACAAAAGCTGCATTATCTACTAATGCCCAAAAATGGAAGTCACTAGTGGACGGATTTATTGGAACAGCAAGCGGCGTAGCAAGGCACAACAGGGCCAATGGATGGGACGGTGCTTCGCGAATCAGGATTCAATAAGAATGCTAGGTTCGATTCCTAGGGCTGCCTTTATGATAAAGCTCATTCTCCATTGATCAATGGCACGATTTCGCATTGTTCAAAAGCCATCAGCGCTAGATCCACGAAGGACAATATATGAAGTACAGGAGAAGTATTTGTTGTGGTGGCAATACCTTAATACTTTTCTCGATTTAAATGAGGCTGAAGAATGGACCATTCAAAAAATTGAAAGTCTTGAACGTCCATTTGTAAAGACTTGCGTAGTAGCGAGTTATAAATAATGAGCGCCTTTGTCACATCAGACCTGCACCTTGGTCACACCAAGATGCTGGAATTTCTGCGGCCAGACGGTGAGAGGGTAAGACCATTTTCCTCCATTGAAGAAATGCACGAAACGCTCATCGAGCGTTGGAACAAAATCATTCATGCAAAAGATAGAGTTTATGTGCTGGGGGATGTTGCTATTCCCAGGAGCGGCCTGCATGTTTTAGATCGTCTCAATGGAGATAAGGTGTTGGTTCGTGGTAATCATGATATTTTCAAGCTTCAAGATTATGCAAAGTATTTTACGGACGTGCGTGGAGCATTCTTTCGTGATGGCTTGATTTTCACTCATATTCCCGTGCATCCTGCCAATTTAACTGGAAGGTATGTTGGCAATGTGCATGGCCATTTGCATTGCCAGTTAATTAGGCACGATGATGGAAGCATTGATAAAAGATATTTTAATTCTTGCGTAGAAGTGAATGATTTTACGCCAGTAGCGTTAGATTATATACAAAACTATTTTGGCCTTAGCCATGGACGAACGGCGGACGTTTAACACGCCCATTCGTGAACCATGGAACGCGCCCATACATAATATTTTGAAGGCCATTGATAATCACATGGGCTTGTATTTGCAACATCGTGACCCATGGCATTTGCAACAAGCGGCCTTATTGAGAAATTATTTGCGAGAGCTTAAATCTTACATCCACAAAAAAGAAGGAAAATAGTGCCCTTGGCGGGATTTGAACCCGCATGGGAGAAAATCCCTACGCATTTTAAATGCGCTGCATAAACCAATTCTGCTACAAGGGCGAGTACAAAATTGAGGCGCCGAGGCGGGGCTTCAATCCGCCTTGTTACGGCATTTAACCACGGGTCGGCCCATGGCCTCAATCTTGGTCTGCAAGACAGTGCCTGCCACTGTCTGTTTTTAACGCTGGCCAGCGTGCTTCGCGAAAGCCCTGCAAGCATAACACGACTGCTGCCTACACGTCATATTCTTTACATTCTTGGCTTTCTGGATGGGCGCGGCAGTAATCGTCAAAACTTCCCTCGTCGTCCAGGCATTGCTCCAGGGCTTCAATTTGCCCCAGCCGCTTTGCATAGTCCTGAAGCTTGGGCAGGAGTACGGGCACGTAAAGATGTTCAGCCGCCAATAGCTGCAGGCAGGTTTGCTTGCTGATGGTGCCATTTTGCAAGAGAGCAATTAAAAACTGCGTCTCTTGCATGGATAACTTGCAATAGTTCACCTTATAAAAGAATTATTGTTTGAAAATCATACTAGGCGAAATTTATTCTCTTTCATCGTCATGAAATGATGCTTTCTATCCAACCAATATCATCATCTTTGCTAGCGGCAAGAATGGCACCTGCCATGGCAAATGCCAAGTCGTCAATACCAGTGGCTTTACCACCAGTAACAGTCCATTGACCACTGGGCTTATAAGTGACGGTGAGATTCTTGAGCTGCATAATTGCCTTTTCGTGGCGATAAATATTGATTTGCCCTGCATTGAACAGTTCCCGCATTTTGCTAAAAGCTTTCATTTTGGAACTAACGGTCCAAGTGAGTTCCGTGATTGGCAGATCGCTAGAAAGGCTTTGGATGGTGCCAGCACTATTGAACTGGTCCATCACAATAGTGTCGAAAGTATAAAGGCGATGTTGCTCCTTAATCCAGTCTTCCACTGCATTAATATTCACTTCCATCCTCCCATTGATTTCAAAATCAGCCGCAAAGGAATGGAATTTATCAACGACTAACGTGCCGTTTTCATAATGAACAATACAAGCAGTGTAATCATCACGGCCAACGCCGCCTCGGGCAGGGTCGAGGGCCAATACATAAGCACCTTGGAACTGGGCTCTAGGTGGTAAAGCCGCTCTGCGGTCATCAATACAGGCATCAACAACATCACTAGCGACAAGAGCGGAAAGATTGCTGGCGAATTGAGCGCCATATTCCACTTTAAATTTTTCAGGATCTCGCTGCCTCTCTGTGTCAAGAAACTCTTGCGAAATGCGAGGGTTCATCTCCCACGTTGGGAGATTAATGGCTTGCATAAAGGGGAAGCGGCCAGAACTAGCTTCCTTGAAATGTTGGTAGAAGATGCCGTCGGTGAGCCATGGGGATGATAGCTCTAGGATGCGGCCATGCCCGCCAAACTGGGCGATGGAAGGGGAGAGAGCGTCGTAGATGCCACGTCCACCAGAGTTGGCATCGCCTTCAGTGGCAAAGGCAAGTTCGTCAAACACGGCTCCAGCGCAGGCAAGACCACGAGCAGCACGGCCAGATGTGGGGATGGCTTTAAAAACGCAATTGTTACTAATTTCAATGATGTCGGCGGTTTCGCGAACAATTTCTTGAGCGAAGGGGCTTTCAATGATTAGTTGACGGATGTTGTTAAGGGCAATACGAGCCTGGTCTTGGCTGTTTGCCACAGTTACTACATACCATCGTTCCCCTTTTCTAACTTTGCGGCGATATTTCTCTTCCAGCACAAAACACATATAGATGCAGGCAATAGCTGCCATAAGCGTCTTGCCAGACCGTCGTCCAAGCGCCCACACTGCATGGCTCTTTTCTGGCTGGAAAAATTCATCAAGAATTTCAGCCTGTTTGGGAAACAGTTCCAGGGAGAGTGCGTGTTTGGCAAAGTCTGAACAACGGAGCATTACATTAATAATGACAATGGAAGGAGCTGGTCTTTAGGAATAAAGAAAGCTGGACGCCCCTTAACGTATTCTTGCTTCCATTGTTTCTGCATGGCATCTTCACTTTTAATCCAACCATGGACAAAAGTTTGCCGATTTTCAATGGTAACAAGAACCAAGATTTTATCAGGGCGCTCATCAAGCTGCACCACTAGATCATAGTAGTGACGAGAGCGTGTTTTTATCTCAATATTCGGGGGAAGATCGGAAAAATTCCGATTTGGCCTTGTTTCCTGGTAAAGGAAATGCTCCATATCTAATAGTGCTGCTACGGCCATTTCTCCTGCAGCACCAATGAGATGGAGGCGAAGGGCAGTGTCGCCATGAGCAGGACCATTGTTGCGTCCTTTTAAACCGAGGGCCGCATTGACGGTTTGACGGCGATTGGCTTCGGCATGAACAGCTTTCCGCTGGTCGTCGCTAAAGGCAAAACGAATGGGCTTAGCCATAATGGCCATAGTTGACAAGCCAATGTAGCCAGGAATTAGAATACAGGCAATACATGATGGCCTTAAAAAATCCTATGGAAGCCGAAAACGTAGATTTAGGCCATGCCACGGCTGGCGGGCTTCGTGCTGATGGTCTTCAAAATGTGCTCATTGGCATGGGCACAAGCCGTGACAAGGGGCAATATACAAAGACAACGGCTACAATTTTTCTAGCGCAAGAAGAGCTAGAAAATCTTTATGGTGAATGGCTTCCTCGTCGCATTGTTGACATTTATGCTGACCAGGCCACTCGGAAAGGCTTCAAGGTATTGTTTGGCGGCGATGGTGTTCGTGCCGAAGAAGTGCAGGGCGTTGAACAAGTAATTGAAGACCTTTATATTCTTGAGCATTTCAATTTAGCTTCTAAAAATGCTCGCCTTTATGGCGGGGCATGTTTGTTGCTATTCATTGATGATGGGCGCCCTGCTTACATGCCCGTGGATAAGCGCAACATTCGCCGCATTGAAGAAATTGAATGTTTAGATAGGTGGCAAATTGCTCCTGTGATTACAGAGGAGAATTTATATGATTATTCCAAGGCAACTTACTATCAAATTATCTCTGGCGATTTAATTAACGAACCCACCCTCACTTATATCCATAGAGGACAGGATTTTACGCTTTGATGGGGACTGGCTGCCCTATCGCATTCGTCAGCGTAATTATGGCTGGGGCATGAGCAGTCTTCAAACTGTTTATGACAGCTTTAGGCATTATTGGACTGGCTTGAATTCTGCGGCCACGCTCCTTACTGAGTTTGATATTTTTGTTCACAAAGTGAAAGGGCTGGCTGCAATGCTGGCGGCTGGTAAAGAAGGGGCTGTGCGAGATCGTTTGCAGGTGAATGATATGAGCAAGAGCATTTATCGCGGCTACGCGATTGATGCCGAAAAGGAAGAGCTTGAATTTATTAGTAGGAATTTTGGCGGCATTGGAGAAGTGCTGGAGAAACTGCGCGTTGACATTATTGGCGCCAGTAAAATTCCTCATACAGTTTTGTTTGGCGAAAGTCCAAGCGGACTTGGTTCCACTGGACGTAGCGAAGAGCGTGATTTTGCTAAGACGCTTGCTGATTATCAAAGCGTCCATTTCAAGCGGCCAATTAAGAAGCTGATGGAATACATCTTGCTGAGCAAGGAAGGTCCAACGAAAGGCAAACTGCCTGAGTCATGGCGCATCTCCTTCAATCCATTGTTTGAACTGAACGAGCGCGAAATGGCGGACGTGCGGGCACGTGTGGCGGCTGTAGATGGCCGTTACATCCAACTTGGCGTGCTGAGTCCGAAAGAAGTGGCAGACGCCCGTTACGGAGGCTCTGAGTGGAGTATGGAGCTTACTTTAGATCCGTCCGTTGTTCGTGAACTGCCCACTCAAGGAGGGGTGGTTCTACTCAGAAAGGGGGTGGTTTTGCCGTGCCTCCTGGCGGGCGCGATCCCATGAACGAAGAGAATGGCACGTTGCCAATGGATGGCAGTCGAGAAGTGCAAGATGCTGCTGGCTTGTTTTTGCCTCGCGACTTAGAAGAGATTCGCGGAGACGTGACATTCACTGATAAAGAGCTGCATTCTCGTGCCGTTAGTGCTGCCAAGGCAAAGTTTAAAGTGTGGCCTTCGGCTTATGCAAGTGGCTACGTAGTGCAACAGTACAAACAAATGTACAAGAGCAAGCATGGCTCCTTAAGTGGTGCCTTTAAAGGCGATGAAGGCGAAATCCATGCCGATGATTTAGAGCAATGGTTTAAAGAGAAGTGGGTGAGGATTGGCGCCAATGGTGAAATCATGGGGCCGTGTGGCGGACGCGGCGAAAAAGAAGGAAAGCCAAAGTGCCTTCCTCAGGCCAAAGCACAAGCCATGAGCACGGAGGAGCGGCAAACAATTGTCGCCCGTAAGCGCAAGGCAGATCCCGATCCCGAGCGTCGCGGCCCAGCCAAATTGGTTAGCAGCAAAGTGGATGCCATCGACCCCATGCGTCCGCAAGGCATGGTTCTAGGCAATGTTGACGAGGCAGCTCTTATCACGCAAGAGGATATTGATGCTGCATTAAACCAATGGAAAGAAGAAGCTCCGAAACGGTTCCAAGATATTCTGGAGGCCGAGGATGTACAGCCTGAATGACATTTCTGAATTCGCTACTGTCGTTAGTCGTCTTGATGCCTCCGAGTGGCGTTATGACCCTATTAGTGGTCGCTATCGCGGCGCTAACGGACGATTCCTTTCTGCTTCCGCTGTTGAGGCATTGGTGGATGGTCGAATTAACAAGCTTGGCCGTTTGCTACGTCGTTATACAAGCATGCTTGATAGCGGCGATATCACGTTGGATCAGTGGCAGCAAAGTGTCAGAGAAGCCCTGAAAGCTGGCTCATGTACAAGCTGCCATTATTGGAAGTGGGGGCAGGGATAGCATGGGAGCCGTTGAATGGGGGCGCATTGGTCAAAGACTTCGTGCGGAATACAATTATTTGGAGACTTTTGCTCGTGATCTTTTGGCTGGGAGTGTTTCTACTCCCATGGCTCTTGCTCGTATCGGCATGTACGCTGAGAGCGTGCGAGGTTCTTATTGGGAAGGAACTTCTCTTCGTCAAGAGCGACAAGGATATAGTCTGATGCGGCGCATTTTGGACGGTCAGGCAAAGCATTGCCAAGATTGTTTGGACTATGCAGCACGAGGGGTTGTGCCAATTGGTAGTTTGCCACTGCCTGGACAACGTTGTGCATGTCGCTCCAACTGCAAATGTCGGGTAAAGTATCTGCGTCAACAGGCGCCAGTTGTGGCAGTTTGATCCATGCAAATGCTCATTGGAGATACAGGGCTCATTGGAAGCATCCTGCAAGAGCATCAGTCTTTTAATCATTCATACAATTCATCCAATCTGCATCGTGCCACTTTATTTAATGGCACAATTGACAAATTATATCTTGCGTGTTTGCCTGCTCAGAAGTGGAGGGCTAATTTAGACCCCGCTGCCGATTTCTTTAATATGCAAGAAATTGCAGCAACTATTCGCGATTGGGAAGTAAAAGAAATTATTCTTTATTCCACCATTGATATTTATAAACATTCTTTTGGCAGCTTGGACTATGGGCGCGTAAGGCGCATGTTTGAACTGCTGGTAAAGGCAATGTTTCCCAGCAGCACGGTAAAGATTATTCGTCTGCCTGCATTGTTCCATAAGCGCATTAAAAAGAATATATTGTTTGATCTTTTGAATAATAATGAAATAGAGAAAATCAATGGCAACTCGGCGTATCAATGGTACGACTTGAATGATTTATGGGAAGACACTTTGGCTATCAATGAGGGAGGAATTTACGATTTATTTTCTGAGCCCATTGAAACCCAAGAAATTCTTGATCGTTTCTTTCCTGAAGCAAAGGTGAGTCATGGCTCTCGCATTGACTATCACTGCGGGAGTTATAAGTATCGTAAAGAAGAGATGCTTGCAAAAATGGAGGCGTTTATAAATGCTTATTGGAATTAGTGCGATTGGCTGGGAGCCTGAGCATGAAGAGCAAATTTTAAGCGCCAATGCTGGTGCATTTAATCTGCTGGAAATTGTTCCCCATCGCATCTTCCAGCGCAATGAGGACTTCATGGACATTGCAAAGCGATATAGAGAAGAATATGGACTTTGGGCTTATTCTGCTCAAGCTTTATTTTTTGGTAGCAATGTAGAAAGTTTTGAGAATACCGAGGCTACGCAAGAACATTTATTGCGTGTCATTCGTCTTGGTTCATTCATGGGAATTAAGCGATTTGTATTAGGCAGTCCTGGGCTGCGTCGTGGTAGCCCAGCGTGTCTAATGAACGTGCTTCGTCGCATGGACAAAGTGCTAGAGGCCAATGATGCCATTCTCTGCATTGAGCCAGTGGCCAGATGTTTTGGCGGTAAGTATTTCCATAAAGTAAGCGAAATTGTCAATTTAATTGACTACTATAATTTGCAGCACGTCAAGACCATGCTTGATACAAACAATGCATGGCTAGAGGGCGATAGTCCCAGGAAAATCTTGAATGATTTCTTCCCTACATTGCCCATGTCCATATAAGCGACACTGATAACGGCCCTCTATTAAATAAATTTGAGCACAAGGAAGTTCGCAAAATCTTGGGCGATTGCGACTATAAATTTGGCGTGGTCAGAGAACTATTTAAAGCCAAAAATCATTGCCGCGAATATCCATTGTTCAGGCAGATTTATGCTTGAGCAATAAAATCTTTCACCATAGTTTCAATGGTATAGATGCCCTGGATCTTGCCAGTAAACACTGAAATTAAATTGTCTTCATACTTAGCCACTGGCATCCGGCTTGCGCTCTTGTTTTTGATCTTGGCTTTGATCGACGACACGGGAAATTCTGGCTCTAAATAATCATCAAATTCCGGCCAATACTGTTTAATATGTTGCTCCATCGCCATGCGATGTTGGCAATAATTATGTTCGTAAAGTTTATGGGGATAGGAGGCATGTTGCGACAATATTCCATGAACCACATGGCTTAATGACATTCTGCCTCCAAGATATGGATAGAGCGAGAATAGTTCGCCATCAATGTAAGTAAGGGCACCAAAAGGAAGAGGCTTTTTAACGGCATAAAGCATCATCATTACATTTTCAAAAAAGCAATTATCGGCGGGACACAATAGGGAATTATTGGTGCAATCAATTACAAAGTTATAATCCTGTTTCAACAGCTCTACGTCATCTACGGACACATCGGCATCAACTAAAAGCGGCCAAAGCAACTGTTCAAAATAATCCCTTGCAGCATCAGTGTCAATAAATCTTTCGGGAGTGTTAAGGACTAACGAAGTGTTTTGAAGGGGATGGTAAGCAACTTTTTGATGAGGAAAGTCTCTAAAGATGGAAAGAATGGTTGCATCGTCTAGCAGGCTTTCATCGTTAGACACTGCATAGAAATTATTGGGAACATTCTTTGTGATGTGCCCATAGTCTCGTAAAAACAATTGGAAGGTAGTTTTGCAAAGTTCTCGCGTGGAACCATTCCTTGCGTAGTGATAGCCATAGTGCAAACGGTTTTGGTTGATGGCAGACGTTTCATTTAACAGAAAACTATTCCGCTCATAGAGAGACACATCTGCATCAAGGCTCAACACGCGAGCCAAATGACAGCCCACCCAGCCACCGCCAATAATTGCAATCTTGTCCATTAAATATCAATGCAAAGATGGGGCTGCACGCCTTGCCAATTGCTTTTGGCTTTATAAAGGTCTAATTGTGGAAAGTATTCAATGCGACGAGCATGGCCAGTGTTATACGGATCTGCATGGCCTTGATAGTTCCATTCGTCAGGACCATGGCGATCAGGATGATAAACGTGAGTAGGCACGTCGCTTAGTTTCCAGAGCATATAGTCTTCGTTCGGCACGCCCCATTGCTTCCAATATTGAAGAGCTTCAGGCGAACTGTCATGGTTTTTGATGGCCATTAAACGGTCTCGATGCCGTTGTAAATAGTCCATGCGGTAGAGGCCAATACTCATGGAGGGTGTGCCTTTCATTGCCACCTTTTCTGGCGCCTCTACGGGCAAGGACAAGGCTAATGAGGGGAAAAGGGGGCCAGCAATGCAAGTGTCGTGGAGGAGAAACCAATAGTCAGAAGCAATATTATTCTCAAGAATTTCAATAAGAGGCGTATATTCAAAAGCATTTTGCTGCGTCAACAGCATTGGTACACCTTCGTAATCAGTGAGGGTCAGAGGCGCTTCCCATCCACCATTGACAATCAAAATATGCTCTTTGGCAATGCCAGTGGCAAGAAGCGACGGCACAATCACGGGAATAGTGTGCGGAGCAAATTTCTTGCAAGTGCTGATGCAAAATCGCACTGATGACGGTGAAAGTTGCATTGTGATTCCGCTGCGCCCGTAGTCTAATTGGCTTTTATGATGACGAAGATTCATTTTGCATATGGCCAAGATTTTATACTGCGGCGACGCTTTTGTTGAAACAGGGTTTGGGCGAGTTGCCGAAAACCTACTTCCTGCATTAGCCAAAGAGCATGATGTAAGCGTTTTGGCCGTGAACTATCACGGTGATCCTGATCCAGAAGCCCGCAAATACAATACGTATCCTGCGATGCTGCATGGCTCCGATCCGTTTGGTTCGCATCGCATTGCGGAATTGGTGCAAAAAATTAAGCCGGATCTGGTATGGGTGACAAATGATATTTGGATTGGCATCAGCTTATGGAAAGCCGTCAAGGCTTTTAAAGAAAGCATTGGCTTTAAATTCTTTGTTTACACCCCAATTGATAGCTATGGCCTTTTCCCTGAATTGTTAGAGCCTATTAATGAATGGGATGGAGTGGCAACTTATACGGAGTTTGGTGCCGAAGAAATTAGAAAAATTGGTTATGAAAAAGAAATTGGCATCATGGGGCATGGAACAAATTTTGAAAAGTTTTTCCCAATGGACAAAATGGAATGCCGCAAGCAATTAGGCGTCCCTGAAGATGTTTTCATTGTTTTTAATGGCAATCGAAATCAACCGCGTAAGCGCATTGACTTAACCATCAAGGGCTTTATTAAATTTGCAAAAGATAAGCCTGATGCTCGACTTTGGTTGAATATGGGCAGTAAAGATATGGGGTGGGATTTAATTCCTCTGTTTAAACGAGTGGCGCGAGACGAAGGCTATGACCCCACTGGAAAACTCATTCTTACCAGCCCTCATTTCTCTACGGCAAATTGTTTAAGTATTGAACAATTAAATATGGTCTACAACGCCTCTGATGTGGGCATTAACACTTGCATTGGTGAGGGCTGGGGGCTAGTTAACACTGAACATGCTGCAGTGGGCGTGGCGCAAATTGTGCCAGACCATACGAGCTGCAAAGAGATTTTTGATGGCGTGCCTCGCATTGACATCGAAAGTTGGGAAGTTGACAGAAATTATGGTCTTGATCGAGGGCAGCCATCGCCTGATAGCTTGGCCAAACTTTTAAATGTTTACTATGAAGATCGCGAGCTTCTCAAAAGAGATGGACAGTGGTGTTTTAATCGGATTCACGAAGAACCACTTACTTGGCCATATGTGACCAAACAAATGACTTCACAAGTAAATAGGGTTTTGAACTCTGCATTGGTTGAGGCTGAATTTAAAGGCTTTGGCACTCCCGCAAAAATTGTTTGATCACCATGGAAATCTCTCAAATCTTTTTGACAACTGATCCAGAAGAACAACTCTCCCCGTTTTTGAAACATGCCACCAGTACTATTGACACTTTTTTCCCTAATGCAAATCACACCATCTACAACAATGAACGCCTACGCGATTTCATTGCTTCCGTTTATGGCGGGCATGTTTTATGGGCTTATGACTCATTACGTCCTTTTTCATACAAAGCAGATCTTGGGCGATTCTGTCTTCTCAACCACTTTGGTGGTTGGTATTTCGATATCGCAGTGCGCGTTGTTAATGCTGTGGATGTTGGTGATCGCATCAAGTTTTTAGCCTTTAGAGATATTCAACGATTTAGTTATACAAGTTGGGCGTGTGCTACTACTGTTTTATATTCCAAGCCAAACAATGAGGCATTGCAAACTGCCATTGATATGATTGTGGCCAATTGCGTGGAACAATACTATGGCATCACACCATTGTGTCCCGACTGGCCCCACGCTTCTTGGTAAGGCTTTAGCTAGCAATGGAAGCCAAGGGGATTTTATTTATGGTGATTATTTAGAACTGACGCCCACATATGAACAGAAGAATCGCGCCTTTTGTGCTTCCCGATGGCACAATCATGGCATGGAGCAAACCTGCTGGTGGCGGTGACCTTACAGGAGTTGGGGCTAAGTCAGTAAACAATTACAACGAAATGTGGGCATCGAGGACTGTTTATGAAACCATCTGATAGCACAATTTATGTGGTTTGTTTGCCTGGCGAAAAAGTTCGCTATGAAGCCAAATCTTGCCTTCAGTCAATTGTTGGAGGATCTACTTTTTCTGGTGAGTTCAGAACGTGATGTTTTACGCAAGCAAGGATATGTTTTTGATGATGAAAACGGATTTCTTTCTTCATTTAATAGATATTGGGGAGAGCTGTCTTGGATTCAATGGATGTCAATTAATTCCAATGAAAAGATATTGGCAATGCTCAGTATCGTCGAAATTGGGTGGAGCCTGCTGGCGAATGGTACGATGAAAACACTTTATATGTGCCTGAACCCGCCGTGTTTGGTTGTAGCTTGGAGCAGCAATTTTATGGCTGACATTCGGCTTTTGATGCGCCAAAAATTACCAGGGAATTAGCAGATGGAGGGAAATGGTTGTTCACCCGTGAAGAGATAGATAAAGTTTGGGAGCAAAATTTATTTATTGGATGCAATATGGCGCGTGGGCCATTGCAACATTACAAACAATTTTTTACCACTTTATTTGTCGGCTTGATTCCTTTATGGGAAGAGCATAGACATTTCTTTCCATTGAAGGGGTACGATAAACGGGCTATTGCCTACATTGCTGAACGCCTTATTACGGGAATGGTTTTATATCGCGATAAATTTTTCCAGGCATGGAAATCAAAACAGCTCCTATAGGCTTCATTCCTTAGGTATGCTGGAGTAAATAGTTTTATTGTCATGACCAAGAAAGAAAAACAGGCCAAAGTGGCTAAGGTGATGCGTGAGTTTAAAGCTGGCACTCTAAAAGGAAGTGATAAGAAGCCCGTCAAGAATCGCAAACAGGCGATTGCAATTGCTCTGTCAGAGGCTGGCATGAGCCGTCAGGGTAAAAGCGATGAATGATTGGGACAATTATTTCATGACCCTCATTGGGAAGGAAGAGGAAGAGGAGGGCATGGAAGAAGAAATGGAGGATGCTTCCTGCGGAAAAAAGCGTTAAGGGGCGACGCAGAAAGCTTCTCCCCTCCTGCTGGTGTTAGGAGTGCCGCAAGGCGCGGATTGGAACTGCGTAAAAAGTATGGCAAAGGCGGTCTTACAACGCAAGAGGCTGGTAAGCAGGGCATTGGAAGCGGCGTGGCTCGCGCCAGTGATCTTGCTGGTGGCGGGGCCGTTAGCTATGCCGACCATCAAGCGCATGTCAGCATTCTTTTCCGTCACGAAAAAAATAAAAGTGGTGGCGAAAACGATGCCGGATTTATCGCGATGGCTTTTATGGGGAGGAGATGCGGGTAGGTCATGGGCCGAGAATCGTATTGTTAAGATGGTAGAAAGTCGCCAAAAAGACCAATGAGCGAATATGTGCGCGTGATTGAAGATGAAGAAGAAGGCATTGAGTCTTTTGAAAAGCATTGGCCACATCCTTCTGGCCAAATGAACACCGCAATACTTCACAGCGGGAACTGGTGGAGAAGCAGTGTTTCAAAAACGGACGCCTGAGTATGAAGCACACATCCAACGGTGGCGATGAGCGTTTACGAAAAGCCTGACCCTCATTTTGATCCGACTAAGTTCCTTACATTTGAAATTGAGGCAATGGCTAAAGCCTATGTAATGGAAGGCGTAGAACAGCAAATTCGGGAAATTCGCGGCGAAGATGACGACGAAGATTAATGGCGTGTGTGGGCAATAAACGAAGGGTAGCCCATGAGCCACAGTACGCTGATTCCATAGAGGCCGCTAAGAGTGCGTATTTGCACGCAATCTGGAGGTGTGACGGCACGTTCAATGCGGGAGTAGGAGCTTTGGCTGATGTGCAAAATATCGGCCACATCTTTTTGTGATAGCCCGCTGTTTAATCTTGCATCTTTAACGCGCTGAGCAATGAGAAGCCGAGCTTGCTGGTGCGGCATTTTTAGCACATCCGCATTGCTCTTCGCAAGAAAAAACATGCCGTTAGTCGAATTTGAATAGGCTTTTTTATTGTAATAACAATTCTTTGGTAAAGTATAAACATGAGCACCACTTCTTGTCGATACGATTTCTCGCCAATTGAGAAATATGAAGTGACGCCAGAAGGTTATCTTCGGGCGTGGGCTTCAATTGCTCGTACTGGCATTCAGCTCTATACAGATGCTGACGGTTCAGTCAGGCGTGAATATCGACCAGAAGAAGAAGTGGCGTCTCCCGAGAGTCTTGCTTCGTTTGCGGGCAAGGCGATCACTTCGGAACATCCTCCCGTTCTTCTTGATGCTGATAATACTAAAGACTACCAAGTAGGATTTAGCGGCACCGAGATCGTTTACGACAATGGTTTTGTCAAGGCAGTGATGACCATCACTGACGAAGACGCCATTGAACGTATTATGCGGGGCGATGCTCGTGAGGTAAGCGCGGGCTATAGGGTGAATTATGATCCCACGCCTGGCGTTACAGAAAGTGGCGAAAATTACGATGGCATCCAAAAGGAAATCATCGGCAATCACATCGCTATTGTTCGTCGGGGCCGCGCTGGCCCGCAAGTGAAGCTACATCTTGATCGTCAAGATGCTGCTGACCCATCTTTAATCTCTAAACAAGAGGTCCATCCTATGACCGCAAAAGTCGTTTTTGATGGCGCTGAGTTTGAGGTGAGTGAGAGCGTTGCTCTTGCGATCACCAAAGAACGTGAAGACGCCAAAATGTCCCTTGAGGACATGAAGAAAAATACGACGAGCTGCAGGCCGCTGCCGATTCCATGAAGTCCGAAATGGATGCCATGGTTAAGGAAATGCAGGGCAAGTGCGATTCCGCTGAGGGTCGTGCTGATGCTCTGGCCGAGCACGTTGAAGAACTGAAAGGCGAAGTGGCTGCCGCCAAGGAAATCAATCTTGATTCCATGGTTGAAGAGCGTCTTGCTCTGATTGAAAAGGCTAAGCCCGTCCTTGATGCCGCTTATGAATTTAGCGGTAAAGAAGCCCGTGAGGTGATGGTGGATGCCATCAAAGCCGTGCGTGGCGATAGTGTTGATCTGTCTGAAAAGTCTGACGACTATGTTCAGGCCATGTTTGACACTCTGGCTGAATCGTCTCGCGATGATTCTGCTTCCACTGATGAGCTGCGTAAAGCCGTGGCTTCCATTGCTTCTCCCATGAGCGCACCGTCTTCCTACATGGAGACGCTGCAAAACGCATGGAAGAAACCCCTCTCCATCTCCAAAGAGGCTAAGTAATTATGGCCGTTTCCTTCTCCGCCTCGGGCACTGCTTCCGCTGGTGGTGTGCAACAGGCTTACGCCCTGACTCACACTGCCTATCTGGAAGGTGGTCTGTCCGACATTCGCGACAACACTATCTCCACCAGCTTGAACGAAACTGGCGCTGTTGTGCCTTTCGGCAATGTGGTGGTTTATAACAACGCTGGCACTGTTTACAACTCTGCCGTTACCATCTCTGGCACTTCTGACACCGTGCTGGGCATCAATGCCCTCACCTATGTGGATGAGACCGCCCTTGATTCCAACAGCCGTCCTGGCGTGAAGAATCAGCAGGCCATGAACGTGGTGAACCAGGGTGCTGTGGCTGTGTACGTCACTGGCGCCGTGACTCCTAAGTCCGTGGTTCGTGTGCTGTATTCCGCTAGCGGCACTGGCAAAGCTGGTCAGTTCTCGCACGCTTTTGCTTCTGGCAAAACCGTCCGTCTGGCAAATGCTCGTTTCCTCACTTCTACCACCAGCAGCGGCATCGCTCTGCTGGAACTGAATGGGCCGAGCTTCACTCTCTCCGCTGATTCTTGATAGGAGGCCCTGAGAAAATGTCTGATTTTCGTATGGACGAAGCGGGTCTGTTTCTTGAGCGTCAGCTTGAGTTCATCCGCCCCCAAGTGTTTGAAGTGCAGTATGCGGATATCAAATATCCGACTGTGCTGCCCGTGACCAGCGAGGCTGGCCCTGGCGCTCAAACCTTCACCTACCGCATCATGGACGCCACTGGTGAGTTCAAGCTCATCGCTGACGCCGCTGATGATCTGCCCCGTGCCGACATCTCGCAAACCGAGAAGAGCATCAACATCCGTTCCTTCGGCGGTAGCTTTGGCTACACCGTGCAGGAACTGCGTGCTGCTCAAATGGCCAACATCGCCCTGGAGCAGCGTCGTGCTGCTGCCGTGCGTCGTGCCTATGAAGAGAAAGTGGAAGATCTCGCTTTCTTCGGTGAGAGCACTGTGGGTCTGTCTGGTTTCTTCAACAACTCCACCGTGGACGTGGTGGCTGCTGACAAATGGTTTAGCACCGCGACTGCCCAGGAAATGCTGGAACTGCTGAACTATGGCGTGACTGCCATTATCAACGCTTCCAAGATGAAGGAGCAGCCCGACACCATTCTGATGGCTTGGGAAGATTACAACAAAGTGAGCACCACTCGCAACTCCGATTCTTCGGACGTGACCGTGCTTGAGTACTTCCTGCGTACCAACCCCTTCATCCGCAACGTTGAGCCCATCAACCAACTGGATGCTGACAACAGCGTGCTGAACACCAATCGTATGGTGGTGTACAAGCGTGATCCTGAGAAAGTGCAACTGCACGTTCCTCAGCCCCTGGAGCTGTTCCCCCTCAACAGCGCGGCCTGGAATTCATCGTTCCTGCCCATGCTCGCGTTGGTGGCGTGGCTCTGTACTATCCCAAGAGCGTGATCTACGTTCAGGCCAACTCCTGAGGATAGTTAATCAAGAAAGGGACGTTAAGCTATTAACATTGTTTTCTTTTGAACAATGCTGATTGCTTATCGTCCCGAACTTGAGAATCCCCCGCGTGAAGCAGGGTTTGGCATTATCACTAAAACTGGTTTGATCCAGCTCACTCCTGGCCTTAATCAGGAAATTCCTGATGATAAATGGAGTGAAGCTAAAGAGAATATTGCAGTGAAGAAACTAATGGCCATTGGTGCCATTGAAGAGATGAAAGAACAAGTGATGGTAGAGGATCTGCCTGAAACTGTTCAAAGTCTTTCTGAACTGCCTCTCACTCAGGCCATTCGCGCCATTGAACTCATCCACGATGCTGATCGCTTGGCTGATTGGAAAAAGATTGAAGGGCGCATTCGTGTGAGGAATGCCATTGCTAAACGTGTTGAAGCCATTCGCGTTGGAAAAGCTTAATCATGGCCGTCACTTATGCCAATTTTCTAGAGAGATTTCCTGAATTCACTCCCCATCCATCGGGGATTGTGAACGGGGCTCTTGCGGAGGCGGCATATGACGCATCAGCGGATGTATTCGGGGATCAAACTGATAGGGCCGTTAAGTTTTTAGCGGCCCATATCATTGCCGTACAACTTGCACAAATGGGCATTCAAATTGGTGCCACTGATGGCAAAGTATATGGCGAGGGGCTTGATGCTTCTCAATATGGTCAAGAGTTTAAACGTCTCTTAAATTCTCTTCCTTCGACTGCTGTTGGCTTCGTAATATGAGCAACTTTCTAGAACCACTTGCCAATGCCACCTTGGTATGGTATGTGGCTTCTGGGTATGCCATTGATAGCGAAACTGGCAATTATGTGGCCACGACTACTGGTACGACGTATTATGCGTCATTAAGGCAAAAGCGTGCTCCACAATACGATCATCTTTTAGGAGCTGATCAAACTGCAGTTTATATGGAGGGGAGGCTAACGTCTCCTCTTGCTTTTTCAGGAGTGCCGCCTGGTGATTCTGCACAAGCAACGATCAATGGAAGAGAGGGACGCTTTGAACTATTGCCTAACGAGGAAATTGCCAGTCATTATTGGCAGTTCCTCGGCACGCCAATCAGGGGTATTTTAGACTAATTGGCAAAGGAAGCGTGGACAACGCTTAATCACTTTCCCTTTCATCGCTGAGGACTTCCTCTCATGCTCTACCATCCCACTGAACTGGTAAAGAGGCCAAGACGTGATTGTGCGCGTTGGCTCGATTTCCGGCGCTCGCCCTGTCATCACTCAAAGTGGTGCCACCTTCACCGTTAGTGGCGCTCCCACTCTTTATACCCTGCAGGCCGCTACCACGGCTTCTGTTGCCTTTAACGATGGCAACACTGAGTTTTATCTGCTGGGTGGCAACGGCTTCTCTGATAGTGTTATTGTTACCAGCCAAGCCACTGCCTCTGTCACCTCTTATTTCCAGAAAGACGTTGACGGCACCACTTTTATCCCGAATAGCTTTGATGAAGCTTTTCAAGTGATTGCCACTGCCCGGTACGATAAAAACGCCGAGGTGTATGTGGAGATCAATAAGCAACTTGGCGTGAGCGGCACCACTTATTATTATGATCGCGTGGCTTATACGGCTCGCGTGATGAACTATAACGAAAGCTATCCCGCTGATAACCTTGTGGAATGCACCTTCGATTTGATTAGCCGTGGTCGCATTGGTATCCACCAGAATGCTTCTGAAACCGGCAGCATCATCCCGACTGCTCCCAATAGCTGATTCATTCTCCATTGAAAGTTTGCTAGCCTCTCTTTACGGAGAGGCTTTTTTATTGTGAATATTTCACAACTTAGGGAAACAATTACTGAATTGCTTTCCGCATCGCCTAATTTACTTGGCACTTATACGCTGCCAAATGGTTCTACATTGCCTGCAGTGTACGTGGTGGGCCAACAGAGTGTGCCAAAGGAATGGAAAGTAAAGGGATTGGAAGTAACCATGCGTCAATTTCCTGAGCGCGTGCCTCGTTCTGGATTTGGTGGCACTGTAAAAGTGAGTCAAGTGTGGGAAGTTATTTTGGTGCAATATACGGCGAGCGGAGGAGAGATTAATACGGCAATGGACAGGATTGTGAGGAGATTTCCAGACTGTACGCCAAGGTATTTCCCTGGAGATGACGTGGCATACGAGCGTTGCAGGTTTATGATTCCTGATACTATTCTTCGTCCTCTTATTGCATCATGAGTGGCGTTATTGTTGGCGGCAGCACTTCTTAATGCAGATGATATTGGATCAATAAACTTGCCAAAGCTTTTAAAATCTGGGCAAACGAAGACCTGGACGATGCATATTTTGAAGATCAATTTAAAGACGATAAATGGCCATATGCAGGATACACAAGACGTAAAAGCGGAGAAATGGCTGGTACTGTTCGTAATATTTATGACCTTGGCGAACTATATCGCAGCGGCAAGGAAAGTTTCAAAATTACGCAAGGCAGTAACGACATTACTGCATCGTGGAACTGGGACGCTAAAAATGATAGTGGCGGAGCTTATGCATGGTATGTGCATGAAGGACTGTCCACTAATTTAGAACCACGGCAATGGACGGACGTGTTTCAAGAACGTAATTTATTCGATGGGAGTGTGGTTAGCAAGGCGCTACGATCAAGAATTCGCTCTGTATTGAACAAATGAAAATTGACTATCTTTGGAGCGCAGACAATACAGTGCATGCCATTAACAACACCATTGAAGGCACGGCTTTAGAGACTGGCATTCTCTGTCTTATTTCTTGCAGGGAAGAGACTGTTAGACTTTCTAACGAAAATCATTCAATGTTGGTTGAAATTCCTAAAGAATTTCGCTCTAGCAGCGAAAGAGTGAGGGTTTTCAACGCATTGTTAAACATCCTTGACCATGAGCAAATACAGCTTCCTAGTTCAGACCAAAACTGAGGATTATTTTGAACTGCTGCCGGATCTGCGCCTGAAGAAATATGGTGGTTGGTTAGTTGCCGAGGCAATTGAACAAGAGGAAATTAGCAAGCTTCAAAGTCAGGCAACCATTCGCGCTGTGCAATTGGCCAAACGGATTGCTATGGACAAAAGCATTCCTTTAGACGATGCTTTTGCTTTGTTACAAGGAGGCAATGGTTCTGTCACGGAAGCTGAACTTGCTTGCGGAATACACCGAAGAAACATTAAGCATGATCACCAGTGGGTCGTCTGTTGAGAGTACCAACGCTCGTATGGTTACTGCTTTTATTCGTTCTCGTGGCCAAGGTATGGTTGATGGAAATTGGCAAGATCTTGCCGACTGGGAAATGGAAGATACAAAATCGTTGCCACGTAAATACATTGCAAAAGTAGTGGAGTTTATTACCGCCGAGCAAACTGCAGAAGTGCAGGAGGCTGCAACGGCAAAAAAAGCTGCAAAGAGGAATTCTCCTCAATAGCTGAAAAGCAAGAAAGTCTTGCTAGGAAACAATTAAAAAATCTGACCAATTGGAACGAAATTTATTTTCGTTTATCATCGTCGGATATGCATGATCCACGTTGGAATGCGGATCAATTTGGATTGCAACCCATTGAAGATGTCAAGCGTGCATTGAAATATTTAGACAAACACGATGTAGCCAAATACAATGTCAACAGTATTGCTGTTGCCAAGCTTGGCACAATGGTGTCAGGCATGATGGCGGGACGCAAGTCTAAAATCAAGCCTGAGGATTTCTTGCCATTTGATACTAAGTCGATCAAAAAAGATAGTGGCTTAAGCGATGAAAGCCTTATAGTTCTGCAACGTTTAATGAAAACGCGAAGAATGGACGGGCGTATTATTGCTTTAATGGCTGATGAATTAAAAGCTTTTGCTGGGCGTAACCAGGAGCAATGATTATAGAATAAAGGGAAAAGTAACCGTATAAATTAAGATGGCAGCTCAAGACGCCGAACTGAAGCTGAAGGTAAGTCTTGACCTGGCATTTTTTAGGCAACAATTAGCAGGACTTGGACAGGCTACAGCGGGATATAAAATTCCCGTGCAAGTGCAATTTGACAGGCGCAGTGTTCAAAATGAACTCAATGCGTTGGGAGCAAATATTAGACGACGAAATTATTATTTAGAAGTTAAAACAAATTTAGATGACGAGATTAGAAAGGCTCGCGATTTAGCAAAAGCATTATCTTCTATTTCGGCGGGGGGCGGCGGAGCGATCCCTCGCCAAGGTGGCACATTTAGGCAGGAACTGAGTGGTATTGGCGATATTAATACTTTACGTTCTATTTATAAAGAAGCGGCAAAAAAAGGATTATTAGCTTTTGACGAAGAGGTCAATGCTAGTAAATCAAAAATTATCACTGCATTAAACCAGGCTGCGCAAGACGCCAGTCAAGGTTTTCTTAGTGCTTTTAGTAAAGAAAACTCTCGCATTCGTCAAGCAGCGGGAGAGTACGGCCAGCTTTTATTGGCAGGATTAAAGAAGACTTTAAGAATTAGTTCTCCGTCAAAGGAGATGTTTAATATTGGCGATGACGCTGGAAAGGGTTTTGAACTTGGTCTTTTAAAAGCTTTAGATATTGCCGAGCAATCTGCTACGCGCAAAATGCGTGGCATGTTGGATCGTTTGGCTCGCATGGCACTCATGATGAGTGGCATGAGTGCAGCAGACATTGGCAGTCAAGCCGGACAATTTCGCGGAGGCAGAGCCTTACCTGGGCCATCATGGGCCGCTACGGTTCCTCCATCGCAAGGAGGCGGTGGTGGTGGCGGGCGCATGTTACCCCCTGGCCCCACTTTTGCTGCACTGGGAGGCACAGCATTTGGAGCGCAAAAATATCTTCCTACTGCATTAAGTGATGAGCTTAAGCAGATTTTACGAGGCGCTGCATTTGCCTTTGTTGATTCCTTAAAACAACAAACAAGATCGGTCAGGGTTGGACTTGGAGCTTCTCAGCAACCATTATTGACTGGAGGACGCATAGCTGGCTTATTACCAGCGGGCGTTGGCAGGCAAGCAAGTGTTTACAGCACGGGAAAAATTGGAGGCGAAACACAAGCTGAATTATTTGCTCGGCGCGAGCGAGAAGCACGCATGCGCTCTGCATTGCGTGGAATAGACGTTTTAGGAGCGACCAATAGAGAGCCAAGTCCGTATAGTTATGCATACAGGAGTGCTCGTCCGACAAGCGCCATTGTGCCTTATGCAGCGGGAGGCGCATTGGTGCCTGGTGGTGGCGCAGGGGGAGGAGGCACAGGCGGAGGAGGAGGTGGCCGTGGTCCAGGCGGCTTTGGTATGGGAGATTTTGGGCGTGCATTGGGAAGCGTAAATCTTCCTGGCGCAAACACTGTTCGTGAACTTGGCACTGAATTTGCTTTTGCCACCAAACAAGTGCTGTTATTTGGACAGGCTTATAAGTTATTGGGTTTTGCCCAGGATTTACCATCACAAGTCGGCAATGCCGTGGGTAAATTACAAAGCTTTAGAAATACATTATCTTCTATTACCAGTAGTGCCAAAGAAGCAGGCCAAGCAAATCAATTTATTCTTGATACTGTAAACAAATACAATGTTCCATTGCAATCTGCTCGCGATGGCTTTACTAAATTGTTTGCCTCCATGGCACCTGCAGGTTTTTCGGCAGGAGAAATTCAAGGTTTATTCTTGAGCATCAGCAAGGCAGCGGCTACTTTTGGCATGAGCGCCGACAAGGTAGATCGCGTTAATTATGCTTTTGCTCAAATGGCCAGCAAAGGCCAAGTGATGAGCGAAGAATTAAAAGGACAATTGGGCGATGTACTGCCTGGCGCAATGGGCATTTTTGCTGAAGCTGCAGGCTTCAAGGGCCCAGATGCCATTCAAAAGTTTGGCAAAGCTTTAGAAGATGGAGCTTACAAAGGACAGGCAATGCGTGATTTGCTTAAAAATGTCACGATTGTCATGGATAAAGAGTTTGGGCCCGGCGCGGAAGGTGCAGCGCGAACATTCCAGGGTGTCATCAATCGCATGCAGAATTCGATGCAGCTTTTTTATGAAAGCTTTGAACCCATAGCGGTTGGCTTTCTTAATGCTGTTGTTGTTCCAATCACAAGTGGTATTAAAACAATTACCGATGGTTTTACCGCATTTTTCTCGGGAACCAAAGCGAAAAGTGCTGGCGGCGCAGAATTTGCATCTCAATTGCAAGCATTAAAACCAGCATTTGCTGGTATTCAGCAAAATATCCAATCTTTACTGCCTATTTTTTCTCAATTTGGACAAATATTACTACAAGTTGGCAAAATTTTAATTCAAATTGCTGGCAATCCTGTTGTTGGATATTTAGCCAAACTTTATTTAGTAGCACTTCCTATTAATTTAATTTTTGGACGTATTACTACAACGATTGGCTCTGTTTACACGGCAATGACAACATTAAATGTTGGCTTGCTAGCAGGGGCTCAACGGTTTAAAACTGTTGACATGGTGATGAAAGGTTTTAATTTAACTGCAGGCCAGGCAACGGGCATTTTGAGAGGTGTTGCTCCTGCGTTAAATGCTGTGACGCTTGGGCTAAAAGCATTTGGTTCTACGGCAGTTTTACTTGGCATTTCATTGGTTATCGAAAGAATAATGTCACTCAAGGGCGCCATTGATAGCGTGCGTCAATCTACTCAAATGATGCTTGCCAATATTTCGTCTATGGCAAATAGTGGCGCAATTCGCGAATTGAAGAATCTAGGCAAGGATATTGGCAAGCAAATATCTACCTTTGAAGGTTTGCGTCCTTATATTTCTGGACAAGGTGGTCGCGGAATGCCATCAAAAAAATTAACACCAGAAGCTGCGGCCACTATGCAAGAAGTTGGTCTTGGCAGTTTTGTTGGTAGAGATGTACTTGGGAAGCCATATATTAAAGATTTTGTCAATGCTTCCAATATCGTTGAAGCGCGTCTGGAATCTCTTCGCAAATCTGCTGCATCTGTACAGCAGAAGTTGCCACTGGCGGAACGTGCTGCCGCTGATTTAGCGAAACAGACACAACCTCCCCAATTGACACCAATTACAGGAGGAGGCGAAGGTGAAGGTGGCGCTGGGCGTAAATTACAGCCTTATGACCAAAGTCAATTAGATATTATTCAAAAAACATTTGACAAGCAAAAGCAAATTTTAGATACGAAATTATTAGATGAGCAGATTAGTAAAACTTCATACGGCATTGCATTGGCTAATTTAACATTAGTCAAAGAAAAAGCTGAAATAGAAGAGGCATTTAGGCTAAAAGTTTTAGAAACAAATCGAGACAATATGAGCGCCAGCGATAAGCAATTAAAACTGGCAGATCTGCAATTAGCAAGAACGCAAGAGCTTGAAAATGCTGAGGGCAGAAAAAATCTGGCAATTAAAAAAGCCACCGAAGAAATTCGCGGGCCTTTTAAAGATGCATTGCGCGATACAAATATTCAAATTGAAAAATCAACCACGGAGATTGACAACTTACGTAGAGGCTATTCGGGCTTAACTCCTGAACAAGAGGCTAATTATCGAATTGAAGAACTTACGAAAAATTTAAGAGCCGATGAATACAGGGCTCTTCAGGACATTATTGATGCCCTAAAGGAGAAATTTAAAATACAAGCTGAAACAAATCGCTTGGTAGAGCAAGAACGTAATCTTTCTCAATTGCGAACGCAAGTAGGAACAGCCGGTCAAGGATTGATGGCGGGGTACTTTGGAAGCGCCGCTCAGACGTTTGAGAAGTCTTTAATTGAATCTAATGGGGACCGAGGATATGCCGCGCAAATGGCAGAACTAGAAACTCAATCAATGCGCTTACAAAGCGTATTTGGCGGCATTCAAAATGCCATTGGAGGTATTGGAGATGCTTTTGGTTCTTTAATGACTGAAGGAATTGCCTCCATGATCGAAGGCACGGCAACGGCTGAAGAAGTGTTTAAAAATTTCTTAAATGCAATCGGCCAATCACTGTTGCAAGCGGCATCGCAAATGATTGCCACTTATATCGCCATTGGCATTGCTCGTATTTTTGCCGGGATGAGCGGTGGCGGAGGGAAAGTAGATTTGAGTGGAACCATGGTTCAAGATATGCCCGTTTCTCAAATGCCAGCAGGCATGCAATTTGCAAATGGTGGTATTGCCATTGGTGGCTTCAAGGCGTTTGCTAATGGTGGCATGGTTCAAGGCCCTACTCTTGGCCTTGTAGGCGAGGGTAAATACAACGAAGCCATTGTTCCTCTTCCCGATGGTCGTTCCATTCCTGTGCAAATGCAGGGCGACAGCATTCGCGACAAGATGGGAAGCAGTTCTAATGGCGGCGCTGTATCGCCAGTGTTAAATATGAGTTTTGAGACCACTACTATTAACAATGTTGAATATGTAAGTAGGGATCAATTAGAGCAGGCTATGATGGAAACACGACGCCTTGCCACGCGAGATGGTGCTAAACAAGGCGCCAATTTGGCAATTGATAAGCTTCAACAAAGTCCTAACACTCGCAGGAGAATTGGCATTTAATAATCATGGCTAATTTCCCTGCTATTAAGCCCTCTCGTCGCAATTTTACACTAGGAGAATATCCTTTAAAAATTTATCGTTCGTTATCAGGAAAAACAGTTCGACGTAGTTTTGGCAATCGTCCTTTTGGCGCCACATTGGAACTAGTTTTTGAAAACGTAAACGAAGATATTTTGGCTTTGATTTATAATCATTATCACGGTCAGTCTGGAAACACTGTTGGCTTTGCTTTGTCTAACGAAACATTTGCTGGCCTTGATTCATCGTCTAATACGTTTGCTCAATTAAAAGCTGGCAATCCTTATATTATTTTGCAGGCAGCAGGCATTGGCAGTGGCAGTGCTTCTGATATGTTGTGGTTTTACGAAAGTGCGCCAGAAGTGGAAAGCACACATAGAAATTTAAGCACGATAAGTTTAAAGCTGGTTTCCGAATTTACACAATGACAACATTAAGGATTGTTCAATATTTTGACTTATTGGCAATGACTGACGCCGCAGCAACGGCGCAAAATATTGCGGGCATGAACCAATTAGATACAATTACTCTTGGGCAAGATCCAAATACTGTTTACCATCGTTATCAAAATTTCTTTGTCAATGAAACTAAAATTTACGATGGCGAGCAATATGCATTTGCGCCGTTTCGCGCCGAGGGCACTGTTAGCAATTTAGGGGGAGATAACACTCTTTTGCAAGTGTTATTTCCAAATGTAGAAGTGGCCGTGCGTCTTGTTGAGCATGGTAATGGCAATAGACTCAGCCGTTTAGTTTTAACCACGCAATGGTTAAATGCAAACTTTGCCGCAGTAAAAACTTACCAGGAACGTTATGTAGGCATTGGCGCTGCTTTTTCAGAGACCACCATTGAACTAAGATTTAGAAGCGCCATGGATAGCGTAGGTACTTTGTTTCCGGCCCGGCAACTCACTCGTAATCTTGTAGGATTATTACCATTAAGCGCAAGCGTATCATTGCAATGATTGATTACAGCGATCTTATTGGCTTAAAGCATCAATATGCTGCTCGGCCTTGCGAAGGAAATGGCTTTACTGATTGCTGGTTATTGTGCATGGAGGTAAGAAGGCGCCTTGGGCTCAAACACCTTGAGGAGGCGTGGCCTTTTGTTTATTGCGATTACACAGAGGAAGAACTTACTGTTCGTAGGATTTTGCGCTGGCTTTTAATGCTAGGCGAAAAGATTACAGAACCACGCCCTGGCGCAGTGTTTTATTTGCCTGGAGCACAATCTTTATTAGCAATGGCGGTAGTCGCCGATGACGGTAATTGTTTGTTTTTATCGCCTAGTAAAATGGTAGTAGCTGCGCCAGTTTCGCTGGTGAAGCCAAAGTATTATTTTTGGGCAGATTAATGGGCGAGCAGCAGCGCGATAAGCTTCTTCCTTATGAGCATCAATTAATTGAAGCCTTAGGAATTACAAAACAAGAATATCTAGATTTTGTTGCGCTGCAGCATGTTTATAACGATATCAAAGAAGGCAGTGAGTTAGACGTAAGAAATTGGGAAGTTGTTGCCATTGTCCTTGCTGTTGTAGGCATTATTTTTCAAGTGGTGGCGGCGCTGATTGCCCCGTCTCCGCAAGCACCTCGCATTAACGCTCAACAGCAACAAGGTGGCGGCGTTGCTGCCACGCGAGATGAAATTTTTGCCCCTCGTTTTGGTTTTGATAGCCAACAACAATTGGCCGCCTACGGAGATCCCATTAATCTTGTCTATACAAATACTGACACCAATCCCGAGGGTGGCGTGCGTCTCGCCACGTCTTTAATTTGGTCTGCATTATTAAGCTATGGCAACAGTCAACTAGTGCGATTGCTTTTTGTTCTATGCGCTGGTGGCATTGGAAGAATTAGTGAGCAAAAAAGCGCATTTGGCCAAACGGCCCTAGAAAGCCTTGTCGCTCAAAATTATTGGGTATATTTTGCGCCAAATTATACGGGAGCCTTGCAAAATCAACAGGTGAGGCCACCATTTAATGGGATTAATGTAAGCGATCCAACCACTATTGGCAGTGCTGGCGCCAATCCCTATTTAATACGTCGATCTGCGAATAGCACAGTTCAAGGATTTAGTCATTGCTATTCTCCCACCTCTGCAAATCAATTTGGCATTTATGGAGCAGTGCCAATTAACGTTCAATTGTACATCAGAAATCAGGCGGGAGATTTTCAAAATGCCAATAATAATATTTCAATGCAAGTAAATGGCAGCAGTGGCTATTCTTCATTAACCAGATACAGCGCCAATACTTCATTTGTAGTGTCATTGGCACAAGCTAGCAATGCCGAAGAGGGGCTGGCTGCGGAAGAGGCAAAGGAGTCGAGAACGAGCACTTACTTCGGTATTTGACAATTCTGGTTTATTTAAAATTGGCTCAATTAAAGCAAAAGTAATTTCAATAGATAGAGCAGATGTAACAGATGGCGCAATGAATGTTAGCCTTCGTTCCATAGAAACCGGCTGTATTAACTCTGTTGCATATAGCGCAACCAATGCGGGAGATGTTAATTCTCAGTCAATTTTTAATATTTTTGCCGAAGGAACTTTTCTTTATGAGCGTCGCCAACAATTTCTTCGCGCAGAAGCCGCCATTCGTCCAATTTTGGATGAGGACAGCGAAAGCGATGATGCGGCAACAATTTTAGCGCGTCGAACCATTCGTAATTACGTGGAGACTAACTGGCAGACAGACTGCTACGAAGACAGGTTTGAAACTTTTGTCAATGACCAAGGAGAAAACCAGGGTCGTTGGGTGAGCAATTGCAACACTTATCCCACTGAATGGGGGCATCGAGATGTCAGATCACTCACGGAAGATGAAATTAACGCATTGCAATCATATGTGGATCTTGATGCCGTGGCCGGTCCAACGGCTTTTAGAAATAGAACTGAAGATTATTTCAGCACGAAGGCAATTACGCGAATTGAAGAAGCCTCTTATAGCACTGTTTCGGCGTGCAATATTGTTGACTTTTCGATTAAGGCACGAGTTTTCAAGAGGATTAGTGGCAGGCAAGAACAATATGGCACTGAACGGCGTAGTTCTGGATATTTAAGCGCAGACAATGGCTTGAAATATCGTTCATCAATGTTCATAGTTAAAATTAAAAAGTCTTCCCAGTCCACATATAGTTATATTCCCGGTATTTTCATTGTTAGGCGATCCGCCGACATTGAAAATTTTATTTATTTGAAATTTGATAGCCAAACATCTGGCGTGGAAAATGCTGATTATTGGCAGTTTAAATTTGAACCTATTTATGATGTTACAGCCGAGGCATTAAGGGTGCCAGAGCTAAGATCGGCCAATGGTGAAATTATCTTTTGCTATCTAGAAAATGCAGGCAGTGAGCAAGAATTAGTAATCAATACCAGTTTATACGGTGCCGCTGGTTTTCGTTTTACAGGCAGCATACAATATGGTCTTTTTTTCCCGCCCGTCAATCAACAACCGCCCGGCCTAAATGAATGGGACATTTTTAGTAATACTTCCGATTCACAGGCGCAATTTTCGTTTGATAATGGCCCTGAATTTGCACTGGCTGCTGTTACCGAGCAAATTGTAGATAATTACAGCAATTATGCTGGACTATACGACAACATTTCTCTTGTTGGCCTAAACATGTATTCAGGTAAGAGCGTGCAAGATTTGCGTTCGTTTACAGTATTTGCCACCCAGGGACGTTTTAGCCGTTTGCTTCGCACGTCAGGCACTGTAAATGGCATTGGCTGGGGGCAACCAGGATATCAATATCTTCCCGATAGCGCCAATGGCCATGCGAATACAGCGCCCGATATTTTTATTGATACTGTCCTCGACGCTCAGGATGGCATTGGCCGTCATGCTTCCATTCATTCTGTAGATTTGGAGCAATTAGCAAAAAGTAAAAAATTCTGCGAAGCCAATTCATTGTTCATGGATGGAGTGATTGCCGATCAATCTTCCTGGCGAGAATTTTGGTCGCAAACTGCAGGGCTTAGCCTGCTGGAACTGGCAAAAGTGGGAGGCCAAGATGTGTTGGTTCCGGCTGTTCCATATATTGCTAATACTGGTGCAATTACACGCAGTTTGTCCATCTCTGCGCTATTCAATCAGGGCAACATTATTGAAGAATCATTTAAGGAAGAATTTATTGACTACGGTGAAAACACGCAAGATGTCATTACCACCATTGTTTATAGAAAAACAGATGACCAAAGCGTCTTTAATGTGAATGCCACTGTTGACGTGCAGTTGGCTGATACTGTGGAGGACGGGGCATCACGCAAGACAATTGACGCCTCTGCTTTTGTCACTCGTAAAGACCAGGCGATTAAGCTTGGCAAGTTTTTGTGCAATAGCAAACGTTATTCGCAACGTGCCATTGAATTTAAAACTTTTCCGACAGATAGTCCCGTGTTTCCGGGAGCCTATATTTATGTAGAATTGGCTCATAACCAATGGGATGGCATTTATACAGGCGTCATTGAAGATGGCGGATTTTTAAACATGCCAATTGCTTCTTCTATTCCCAATGGCTCTTCTTATTCAATGCTTGTTTATTCGCCCGATGGCGGCGCATCTTCCACGCAATCTTTTGCTGGCGTAACCATCGGGAATAATCGGGCAAGCATTGCTGGGAATACCAATGCTTTTCAAAACTATGTAGGCAATTTATTTGTTGTTGGTACTGTTGTGACAAACAAAAGAATATTTCGCGTGACAGAAGTTCAAATGGACGAGGAAGGAGAAGTGACAGTGCGAGCGGTTTACCATGCTACGGACAGCAATGGTTTGTCCATGATTTCTAGGGGAATCACGGAAACAGTGTCAGGATTGTTCTTGATTGACGGACGGCCAGAATAGACTGTGTATAGAATGTAATTATTACTAGTTTGATACCATGGCATTTTACACAGGACGTTCTGGCAGTTTGTCGTTTGGCACGACGGATAGCACTGCCCCGTCTAGTTCTTTGTCTGCCCCGACAAACGTGCGCGAAGTGGCAAAAATTCGCGATTGGTCTTTAGATACGACTGTCGAACTTATCTCCACCAATTCCATTGATAGTGGAGTTAATACGTTTACGCCTGGAATCAAAGGTGCCACGGGTAGCGCAACGTTAATTTATTATCGACTGGAAGGCGCCGAAGTCTCAACAAAATTCTCTTTCGTGGATTTGTTGAATAACAGTATTATGAAAACCGGCAACATTACCGAGGCCGATAGACTCTTTTTTGAACTCAATACCGGCGGTGGCGCCTCGGACGATATTAAATTCTGGGGTATATCACTTCTGCCGGCGTGGCTGTTTCAACTGGCGAACTGTCCACTGTTCCCATCCAATTTACGATGGATGGTGATTTTGTGGAAGTGCTGAGCTGATTTTGTGACTTTTTTTGCTGGACATACAGGCTATATACGCTTGCGAAGGAATTCGCAAGTTGTTTCGTTTGCCAGTGAAATTAGTGCTAGTGATATAAATACTGTTTTAAATAGGCTTGGATTTGATGGAAGCCTGGAAAATTTACTTACTGGAGATCGCGTTGTCATTTCAACTGCCGATCCTCGTAAGCTTGCGTGTTTTCCGGCTTCCGTGTGGCCAAATATCTTGCAAGTGCAGGAGTCTATTGCCGCCTATATCAACGTTAATTTGTATGGTGGTTTAAGATTTTTCCGCACTTTTGAAGATGCTGTAAATAATACTCGTGCCAACGAGCTACCGCTAGCCGCGTTTATTGGCGCAAACATTCCAATAACAGTAGAAATTGAGGATACCAATTTTGAAACACTAGGCAGTGTTACAAATTTTTCATTTCAAACTGAGCGCGAAGCCATTGAAACCACATCTTTAAGCGATAAATTTAAACAGCAATATAGTGCTGGCTTAATTAGTGGCAGTGGAAGTATTGATGCTTTATTTAATCTGGACGTAGCAGCATCGCAAGAAACATCATTGCTTTTGCTGCAATTAATACAACGTGTTGAAATTGGCAGTGGTTTTAAGGCGGAACTGTTTATCACAAATGAACTAGTTTACGGGAGTGATTTAGACGTTTTTTATTCGTTTGATGCCGTCATTACAAGAGCTGGCGTAGAAGTTGGCAGCGATCAAATTATTACTGTTTCTATGGACTTTTTATCAACTGGTGAAATTGCTCTGAAAGTTGGCAAATCTGAAAGCGAATTGCGACTCCAGGATGGTGGTCGTATTCTGTTGAAGGAATTTGACGTGGATAGTTTGCTGTTGGAAGTAAATGATTAACAATGATACAGCAACGGTTAGAATTCCTTTAATGGCATTAGTAATGTAAGATGGCAGACCAAACAATTTCGCAGCTAAATCTACTTGCTGCTGGTTCGCTGGCGGCAAATGATGAGCTGCCAATTGTTGACATTAGTGCCAGCGAGACAAAGAAAATTCGTGCGGCCACGTTAGTCGAGGCAGGCATTGCCTTGATTGCCAATGGCAGCATTGATTTAATCAAGCTCAATCAAAGTAGCGAAACAAAAATTGGCACCACTGCCATTGCCGACAGCGCCATTACTAGCGCGAAGTTAAACGATAATAGTTCTATTGTTGCAGCAAGCACTTCTCCTGGCGCCAACAATTTTACTGGGAAAGGCTGGTTTCGTTCCACTGATCAAAATCTTTATATTTATTCGGCTGGCAGTTATCAGCAAGTGGTTATGCCCACGGCTGGCATTGCAGATGCAGCAGTTACAACGGGGAAAATTGCAGCCAATGCAATTACTGATGCAAAAATTCAAAGTGGCGGTTTAACGGCTTCTGGTATTGCAACAGATGCTATTACTACCATTAAAATTCTTGATAGCAATGTAACGACGGCCAAGATTGCAGATAATGCAATTACTAGTGCAAAAATTGCTGCCAATACCATTGTTAGTGCAGATTTGGCGGCGGGAGCCGTTGATACTGCTGCGTTGGCCACTAGTGGCATCACGTCTACAAAGTTTGCCGCTGGCGCCGTTGATACCACTGCGCTTGGCGCTTTAGCGGTTACCAATGCAAAAATTGCCAATGCCACCATTGAATATGCAAAATTAAATCTTGCTGCTGGCGATGTTCCTGGAAGTAAAATTACTAGCGCAACAATTAGCGGCCTTCAGTTGGCCGCTTCTGCTGTTAGTACTAGCGCCATTGTGGATGGGGCTATTACTGCTGCAAAAATTATAACGAGCGGCGTTACAGCGGGAAAATTGATACCAATGCTGTCACCACGGCCACCATTGCCTCCGCTGCTGTTACTGCGGCCAAAATTGATACTGGAGCCGTTGGAACTAGTGCATTAGCCACTAGTGGTATTACGTCTGTAAAATTTGCGGCTGGTGCTGTAGACACTGCGGCGCTTGGTTCGTCTGCTATTACAAATGACAAAATTGCAAACGCAACCATTGCCTATGCCAAGTTTAATCTTTCCGACGGAGATATTCCAGGAACCAAAATTACTAGCGCAACCATTAGCGGTCTCCAGATTAGCACTGGTGGCGTTTTAACGGCCAATATTGCTGATAGCGCAATTACTAATGTCAAGATTGCTTCTGGCACAATTGGCGTGGGTAAATTTGCCAATGGAGCCATTGATACTGTCAATATTGCTGACGATGCTGTAACACTTGCGAAAATTGCTGACAATGCTGTTTCAACAGCTCAGTTGGTAAATAGTGGAGTTACTGCTGTTAAGCTTGCAAACAGTTCTTCTACTGTTGTCCAGGCCAATGCGCCTGTTGCCAATGGCACGTTTACCGGGCAACAATTTTTAGATACTTCTACGGGCTATGAGTATACGTGGAATGGTTCGGCATGGCAACGGCAAGCAGCAATTAATAGCATTACTTTCAATGATGTATCTCCATTAACCTTTTCAGTTGCATATCCCGATAATTTTTCGGCAGTAATTACCACTGGTTTAGACAGTCAATCTGCCAACCGCGTTTTTGCCGGTCCAGTCTCTGGTGGTGCCTCCACTCCCACTTTTAGGGCCCTTACTGCTGCTGACATGCCATTAGCAACGGCTGGCACAGTTGGCGCAGTGCTGCCTGGGGCTGGCCTGCAAATGGGCAGCCCCGGCACTATTCAACATAGCAATGCAACCACTGCTGGCGTTTATGCCGGTCCAGTGACCATTGACGCGCAGGGGCATATTGTATCTGCTGCATTGGTTTTAAGTGCGAGTGATATTCCGCCATTGGATGCAAGCAAAATTGCCACTGGCACATTCTCCAGTACTTTCCTTGCGCCCAATAGCGTTACGGCCTCGCAACTGGCTGACTATGGTATTGCCCAGGTTAGCGAAAGTGCTCCCACTCCAGAATTTGCTGGTCAATGGTGGATCAATCCCAATGATCGCTCCGCCTACATCTGGGTGGGCGCTGTTTCGCCTAACCCTGAAGGCTATTGGTTAAACCTTGGCTATGGCAGTCCCACGCAAATTAACTTACGTTTTGGCGGCACTTATAACGCTTCCGGCAATACAGTTCAAAGTATTAACAGTTATGGCATTGAGGCTGGTTTAACAGTTGGTCAACCATTGTCGTCTCCCAATACCAGCAATAATGGTATTTATTTAATTTGCACAAGCTCTGGCGTTGGCACCACTCCCGCTCCAAATTCAAATCTTGCCATTGGCAACTGGGTGCTTTCTGAAGGTGTTGGCTCTAATTGGACAAAAGTTACTTTAAGTAGTGCTGTTGCTGGTATTGGCGATCAAGATGTTCTTGTTGATGGCGCGGCGTTGGTGCCAGTGGCTTCTGGCGTGGCAAGTCAAGAAGATTTAAATGAAATTTTATGGGCAAGGGCTCAAATTGCAAATTTAACCACTGCAGGCATTGTTCGTGCATCAACTGAAATTGCAGTGGCATCTGGCACTGGCGAAATGAGGGTTGGCACTGTAGACGATGGTTCTTATTGAGGACAATGGAGAGGATTGATCAATGCACGACAAGTTTGTCTATGCAGGCAAGGAAATTCCTCCATATGGAGAGCGTGGGCAAGTATTAGTAAAAACCGCCTCGGCATTTTATTATACGGCATGGTCTAATATTGATCACGTAATTAATGAGATGAACGCTGAGCTTGATGAAGGCGAATACATTTAACGAAGATTAGAATTAGAAGAAGTTAATCGCCACCATTTTGGTCTAGGCACATGGCTTCTATTCTTAAGCATCTTCGTTCTTCCACTGCCAACAAGCGCCCTACTGCATCGGGCTTGGCGGATGGTCAGATTGCCATTAATACGGCTTCTGGCACTCCTGCATTGTTTTTTAAAGATAATGCAAGCAATATTGTCAAAGTGGGTCCGGCTCACGTAGGGGCCACGGCTCCTAATACAAGCCCTGCTGGTAGTGCTGGCAATAGCACGGGCGAATTATGGGTGGACAATAGTTTGGCCACTAATGGTTTGAAATATTACGATGGAGCATCGTTTATTAATTTAACGCCATCAGGCACTGCCACTACCGTTGGTTTGGTTGAACTTGCCACTGATGCTGAAACTCAAGCTGGCACTGATGCCACTAGGGTTGTCACGCCATCTGGTTTGCAAAGTAAAGTTAGCGATAGCACATCTACAACCAGTTCTACTACTATTGCTTCTTCAACGGCTGTAAAAAGTGCATTTGATTTAGCTAATGCTGCACTGCCTAAGGCTGGTGGAACTATTACTGGCACTGTAACGATTAGCCCTAGCGGTAGTTTGGTTTTTGAGGGAAGTACAGACGATAGTTTTGAAACGACGTTAGCCGTTGTTGATCCAACTGCTGATCGCACGATTACTATTCCCAATGTCACTGGCACGGTAATTACTACTGGTGATAGCGGAACTGTTACCAGCACGATGATTGCCGATGGCACTATTGTTGATGGCGATATCAATAGTGCGGCTGCAATTGCTTTGACAAAACTGGGTGCTGGTGCATTGCCAACTACCATCACAGTTTCAAGTGGCAATATTGTTGATGGTACAATTAGCAACATTGAAATTAGTGCTAGTGCTGCAATTGCAGACACCAAGCTTGACACTATTGCCACAGCCGACAAGGTATCGTTGTCAGCATTAAATATTGATGGTGGCACTGATATTGGCGCGGCATTGGCAGACGCTGATTTGTTTATTGTTGATGACGGTGGAGCTGGTACTAATCGAAAGGCAGCGGCCACGCGAATCACCGATTATACGTTTGGCAAAGTTTCTGGCGATATTACGATTACATCTTCTGGCGTAGCTTCTATTGGTAGCGGAAAGGTTACCAGCACAATGATCCTTGATGGGACAATTGTTAATGCTGATGTAAATGCTTCTGCCGCAATCGCTGGCACAAAAATTAGCCCCGATTTTGGCAGTCAAAACACCACTACCACTGGCACCAGCACCGCTGCCAGCTTCATCCCCAGCAGCAGCACCGCCCCCACCAACGGGCTTTATCTACCTGCGGCAAACAGCGTAGCCCTCGCCACTGGTGGGTCTGGGAGATTGTTTATTGATAGCAGTGGGAATGTTGGGTTGGCGTTACCCATCAGCTTGGAATACTGATTATCGAGTAATTCAGCTCAAAGGAGGCGGCGCGCTATCTAACGATGGTGGCAATACCGAAATCAGATTTTCCCAAAATGCTTTTGTAGATTCTGGTTCGCTAAACAAATACATTGCTACTGCCGCAGCAACTCGTTATCGGCAAACGAGTGGCGTTCATCTTTGGGAATACGCAACGTCCGGCACAGCAGGTAACAATATTACCTTCTATGAGGCAATGCGAATTACAAATGCTGGCCTCGTAGGCATAGGGACCAGTTCGCCTAGCGCACGCTTCCACGTTTCTGGCGGTGATAGTGTTTACGGCTCAACAAACCTATGCAGGATTCTAAGCAGCGGTCAAGTTATTGATTTCACAAATGCCGCTCAAGATACTTATGTTGCCGGTCGAATTAACGGTCTTAATCTTAAATTTTACACAAATAGTGGAAGCGGAATTGATATTGATTCGTCAGGGAGATGTGGGGATTGGCACTACGAGTCCCGCCAGCAATCGTTTAGATGTTGCAGGCAATGCTCGCGTAGGAACTAAAAACTCAAACAGCCTTGAGTTTTACATTGGCGGGTCTTGGAGCGCAAACGATTATTATTCAATTGCTTGGAGCAATGTCTACCAAACCTCTAGTGAAATTAGGGGCATCCAAACTGAAGGCCCCGGCAGCAGTAGGCAAGCGCACTTGCTTTCTTAACAACAAGCAACGGAAATGTAACTTCTGAACGCGCCCGCATCGACAGCTCCGGACGCCTCCTATCGGGCACGTCTAGTGCGCGTACTATTGAACCATACGGTCTTGGTACTGATGGTCAAATTGCCAATACCTATGAAAGTGTCAGCGATACAAATCCTGGTCCAGGTATTGCGCTGTGCAGCAATTCCACCACGGCTCGCATGGGTCCGTATTTGTACCTCTGCCGCAGCGGAACAGCCACAGTCGGTAGCAATACACTCGTCAGCAATGGCGATAATCTGGGCACTATTTCTTTTGCCGGTGCAGATGGCACTGATGTAAGAACTCGTGGCGCTGCGATTTATTGCGAAGTAGACGGCACCCCCGGTGCTAACGACATGCCTGGGCGCCTAGTGTTCAGCACTACGGCGGATGGGGCGTCTTCTCCGACGGAGAGGATGAGGATTGATAATGCAGGGAAAATGCTTGTAGGCGCAACTTCAATCCCGATAAGCACTACAACATCTTACTTTGTAGACACTAGGGCTTTTGTCAATGGTGACACGTTTACCGACCAGTGCGCGGCTGTCATGGCAAACGGCTCCGCTTCTGGTTCAAATAACTCTGGCGCAAGCACTTGTTATCTTGCTCGTTATTCTACCGCTGCCTCCCTTAATCCAGGTGCTCTTTTCAAAGGCTACCAAGATACAACGATTGTTATCAAAATAAACAATAACGGCAATATTACCAATTCAAATAATTCTTATGGCTCCCTGTCTGATGCAAAGCTGAAAGAAAACATTGTTGATGCTTCCTCCCAATGGGTTGACATCAAGAGCCTTCGCGTTCGCAATTACAGCTTTAAGCCTGAGACTGGTCAGCAAACACACCGGCAAATTGGGCTTATTGCTCAAGAGGTTGAAGAGGTTTCGCCCGGACTGGTTACCGACTTTCCAGACGCTAACAACGAAATAACAAAAACTGTTAATTATTCCGTCTTGTATATGAAGGCGGTCAAGGCACTGCAGGAAGCAATGGAGCGCATCGAGCAACTCGAACAGCGTCTCACTGATGCTGGTATCGCCTAGCCCCGTTAGTCCTACTCAAAAACCAATAGGGCTTAAGTATTTTGCTAAGCTTAGTAAGATTGTATTTACTAAGCCATGAAACAGAAAAAATTTGGAAGGGGCGCATGTGCAACGTGTTGCCCCATTTTTCTGCGGTGTTCTATTTGCAAGGAAGAGTTACTGTTTGATAATTTTTACGAGCTGAGATCAGATGAAGCCAAAAAGAAGAAAAAAGATTTCCTGGGAATCCCAAGGGCAAGTCGCTGTAAAGAATGCCAGCGTCAAGATTACTTGAAGAAAGATCAAAATATTAAACTGTATTATGCAGCAAAAGGTAGAGCAAAACAAAGAGGCATCTATTTTTCAATTAAGCCTGAAGACATTGAAATACCTGAAGTTTGCCCAGTTCTTGGCATGAAACTTATTCCGAAAATTGGAGGAGGACCTTTGTCGTCACGACGTGAACCCAGATGCTCCAACCATTGACAGAATCGACAACAACCGTGGCTATGAGCCTGGAAATATTGCAGTCATTTCTTTGCGTGCTAATGTGCTCAAGTCCAATGGCACCGTGCCAGAATTTGAAAAAGTTGTGGAGTACATGAAAAGCCATGGCCTGTAGTCGCTTCCACTACGGTGCTTTCCGATGAAAGGTCCAAGTCCGCATCCTGAGCTTCCAAATGTTTTGACTTGTAACGGTTGCGATTACATCGTGACATGTGACGGTCATTACAATTATTGCCGCGCACTCCCTGACACCGCACCAGCATTACGTCCTGGCTGCGGAACGCATTTGCATTGGGGAAGAAACCCCATTAATCCAAAAGGTGAAATTGTTTGCCCAATTATGCTGACAGTACGCCAGCCCTCGTAATCCTCATTCTCACTTCGATGACTGAACTTTCACCCGCAGCAAAAGGTGTCCTTGAAAGAGCAATGGAATTTTCAGGACCAGGATTTGAGCGCCTAGTGCGTCAGATGCTTGGCGAAGCCCTTCGTTCTGCTGTAGCTCACACTCAGCAGCATCGTGGAAACGATGTATGGACCTGCGACGCCGATGAACTTTTGGCTATTGCCGACCAGCTTGAAGCCTAGTAGTCACCTTCACTAAACAAGGCGAGCGAATTCGCCATGAAGCTTACGCGCAGCTTCGCAATAGGCGGCGTAAGCCTCTTCTTTTGTGTTAAAAGTTCCAAGATTTTTTCGTTTTTTATTTACAGTAATCGTTGCCCTGTATTTGCCGTTTTCTCTTCGATAAACTCCTTTAAAACCCGAGTTATTATTTGATTTTCTTGGTCTGTAATAGCTATTTTGACAGTCCGTCGCAAGCCTTAAATTGCAAATTCGGTTGTCCGCCTTGTCTCCATTGATATGATCAACCGTAAGACCCTTTGCGATTTCCCCATAAACCAACACCCATGCAATCCGGTGTTCTAAATAATAACTTCCATTAATAAAAATTGTTCTATACCCTTTCGCTGCAATTGCCCCGGCTCGCTCTCCGATGGTCCACGGACAGCTTTTGCTCGCAATTCTTGTAAAAATGCCAGTATCCGGATCGTAAGAAACAAATTTTTTTATTTCATCCGCTAATGGAAGCGGCTTGAAATTTTGCATTGCTGGCTAGATGAATTCGCGAGCTTAGCCTAACACGAAAAGCGTTGCTACAATTGCGGCAGTAATTCATTTTAAAAATGGCTGCTATTTTTGATTGGCGCGTAGCGAACCTAGAAAGGGAGTGTGCAGACGGATACGTCTACACTGTGCACTATACAATTTCGGCTACTGATGGCGTGTATTCCAGTTCCGCGTATGGCTCATTGGGACTTGAGCGCCCAGAAGATGAAATGATTCCTTTCGGCAATCTTACGGAAGACATTTGCGTGGGTTGGGTCAAGGAAAAGCTTGGCGAAGAAAAAGTTGTTGAAGTTGAAGCGGCGCTTCAAAACCAAATCGACGAACAACGTTCACCAACCCGACTCCCTGGTTTGCCTTGGGCTAGCTAATATTATGCTTTCGCCTTCCTCCATTGGCAGTTAAAAGCAAAGTTGGCGCCTCGTCGTCCAAGCGCATTATCATCCGCAAGCCCAAAACCACTTCAATAGGTCAAGGCAAAAACTCACGTCCTGCCAGAAGGGGTAAAAAGCCGCTCAGGGGACAGGGTCATTAAAGGGGAAAATTCGCCATACGCAAATTTTTCAGCTACTTCACGGGCGGCAATAGCCGCCTCTTTTGTTGCATAAGCACCAATAAAATAAGTTTTACCAGAAACGCAAAATTCTGCCTTCCAATACTCAATTCCTCCAATGATGCACTGGCGGACACCAGCTCTTCCAGACGTATTGTTTTTGCGTAAACGCCGAGAATTTCTATTGTTTTGGGTATAAGTAGCAAGGCGCAGGTTTAGAGGGTCGTTATTGGTTGGATTGCAATCAATGTGATCTACAAAAAAATTTCCCGGATCTGTGCCATTATGCAACGCATATGCCACGCGATGAGCGAGCATTTTATGATCTTTGTATTTAATTTCAATATACCCATCTGGCCTCAAATATCCAGCCCGTTTTCCTATACGAGCCTTAAAATAATTGATTTTCCAAACTACTTCGCAACCCTTTATTTCAAATGTTTCTTTTAGGGTGTCAATGGAAAGGAGAGGCTTGATTTGCATTTCAATACCCGCAAAAGCGACAACACCAGGGTAGCATGCTT